TCCTAAAGCAATGAGTGATTTGTTAAATGTTGAAGGAACTAATCAAAAAATACCAACAGAAGATATTATAAAAAAAGTAGTTACTTTGCCTGAAAGTCAATTTGAACACATGATTAATGTTTTTAAAGATACAGGAAAAGTTGATGCGTTAAATCAAATAAAAACATCTTTAATAAATAGAATTAAAGAAGCAGGCCAAAGCGCTGCAAATGAACCTTGGAATGGTGTTGCTTCAGCAAAAGAAATGGCAAAATTATCAGAAAAATTAAAAGTTGCGTTTGCAGATGACCCTAAAACTTTAAATAAACTTTTAAAAGGTGTTGAAGCTGGGAAATTAGTTAGTATAAATACAAAATATCCAGGTGCAGCAGTCCAAACACATATATTGCAAAATAAATTGGTTGGTATGGCATCTAAAGCTGGCCATGTTTTTGGTTGGAAAGCAGGTCCAATTGGAGCTATGGCAACAGAACACGTTGCAGGTAAATTAGAACAAAAATTATCACAATCAAAACAAATTAAGCAAATTAATAAAGAAATCAAGTATCATAAACTTTCAGATATAGGAAAATAATATGGCAGTCAATTTATCACCAATAGGCAACGGAATAACCTTTTTTGACAATACAGGTCAACCATTAGTGGCAGGTCAGCTTTTTACATATCAAGCCGGCTCATCTACACCTTTACTTTCTTATCAAGATAACAATGGATTAATTGCTAATTCTAATCCTATTATATTAGGAACAAGTGGTAGATTGCCTAGTGAATTATGGCTTACATCAGGCTATACATATAAATTAGTTTTGGAAGATTCAAGCAATAATGTCATTGCTACTTATGACAATATTTATGGCATTTTAGGAACAAACTCTGGCGGCTCAACTTCCGTTCCTAGTGGTTCTATTATTATGTGGTCAGGCTCTATTGGTTCTATTCCAACTGGTTATTATTTATGTGATGGAACAAATGGAACACCTAATTTAAAAGATAAATTTATTGTAGGTGCAGGCAATACTTATTCAGTAGCTCAAACAGGCGGATCAACAGACGCTATTGTAGTTACCCATACACATACTGCAACTGTTACTGACCCTGGCCACTTCCATTTAGAATCAGTATCACAAACAGGTGGTGGAACTATTGGAGTTACAGGAAATACTAATTCAGGTTCAACAGCTGCAACAACACAAACACAAAGCGCTACTACTGGTGTTTCAGTAACCAATGCTTCAGCAGGTTCAAGTGGCACTAACGCTAACCTTCCACCTTACTATGCACTTGCATATATTATGAAAAGTTAATTATGACCAAACATTCCCTTACTGAAGTAGATAATCGTTTAAGCACACATGAGGAAGTATGCGCTTTAAGATATGAAGAAATTGGTGCAAGATTAAAACGTTTAGAAAGTATATTAATGGCAAGTGCAGGCGCTATTATTATATTGTTATTAAGTATAGTTTTAAAATAACTTAAAAAAGGATTTAAAAATGAAAAATAAATTATTACAATTGGCAGATTTTTTCAAGGCGGCAGCTTTATGGATATTTAAAATAACACTTCGTGCTATTAAAGTTGTTGTTGAAGAAACAATTTTAGTATTACAAAAATTAGATACAGTTCTTACTAAAAACGTATAATGAATTGGTTGTTACAAATAGCTCCTACTATAGCTAGTGCATTAGGCGGCCCTTTAGCAGGTCTAGCTGTAACTGTATTATCTAAAGCTTTAGGTGTTGCGCCACATGAAGTTAATGACATGATTCAGTCTAATAAACTTTCTGCCGATCAAATAACTCAAGTTAAAATAGCTGAAATAGAATTACAACGTCAAGCTCAAGAATTAGGATTAGACTTTGCCAAAATAGAAGTAGCAGATACTATATCAGCTCGCAATATGGAAATGTCAACACAATCCATCATACCTGCTGTATTAGCTACAGTAACTACAATTGGTTTTTTTGGTATTCTTATTTTATTATTCTTTAATAAAGTTGATCCATCAAACAATGCTTTAATGATTATGTTAGGTTCTTTAGGAACTGCGTGGACAGGTGTTATTGGTTTTTATTTTGGCTCATCTCATGGCAGTCAAATTAAAGATAAAATGCTTTATCATTCAACACCTGAAAAATTAAGTGAATAATGAATTTAACTCAACATTTCACTTTTGAAGAATTATACGCATCAGAAATAGCGGATCGTAACCATATTGATAACACACCTTCTGATCCTCAAATATTAAATAATTTAAAATCATTAGCTTTAAATTTAGAAAGCGTGAGGCGATTACTTGGTTATCCTATTCATGTTAATAGTGCTTATCGTTGCCTACTTGTCAATGGAATGTTGGGAAGTAAAGCTACTTCTGCTCATGTTAAAGGATTGGCTGCTGACATTGTATGTCCTGCTTTTGGTAGTCCTGCTGACATTGTTAATGCTATCATTGCCTCTAGTATTCCATACGATCAAGTTATTTTGGAATATGATCGATGGTGTCATATTGGCTTTGCGGAAGAAGGTAAAGAACCAAGATTTGATAAATTAATTATAAACAAAGAAGGAACTAAACGTTATGGCAACTAAACTTACTTATAAAGAAGAAAAACCGCCCATTCGTAAAGAGTGTAAGGAATATATTATTCAGCGTGAAGTTAAAGCTTTAGCAAAAGAACTTAAAGCTCACGAAAAAATGTCAATGTCAAAAGCACATCCAAAGAAATAATGGATGAATTTAGTTTTGTATGCGTGGCGTTTGTCACTACTATGTGCCTTCTTTGCATTGTTAGCGTTCCTCTACATATTCTTTTAGAATACGTTATTTGCTATTGGTAAATAAAAAAGGGACATTTAAGTCCCTTTAGTTTTATTACTTATTCATTACATACATTGTAACTTCAAAACCAAATCTCATTTCTGTAGCTGCTGGAGTTGTCCACATAATATTTGCCTTTCATTTATAACAAGCAAAATTACTTGTCTAGCAAATTATGGTCTTTTTGCAATACAAATTAATCAGTAAAATCATTATTTCTTATTAAGTCGTTCCGATACTAAATTAGCGTAACCTGCAATATCATCCCAATGGTCAGCATAGTTGGGATCACCATATAAAATTCTGCTTAACTTAACCAAAATCATATGGATTGCTTCTTTTTGGTCAGGGTCTAATTCATTCCAGGCATTTTTGCTAATAATATCTTGAACCTTCTCAATAAAGCGTGCTTTTGCCATAAAATCACCATGAGTTACTTCACGTTCTTCTAATATAGGGCTATTTCGCATTTTAAAGCCTTTTGGGGTCGAAACCATAAATATTGGATACTTGGTCAGCCAACTTATAAAAAGCCTTACCATGGGCATCCCAGTGCTTGTAACCTTTGTTATAAAGGGTAAGGTGACACATTTCATGCAATAAAGTTTCAGAAACAGTAGAAAAATGTAAACAACGACTTTTTGAAATTTCTATGGTTAATTCAGGGTCGCAATTAAAATAACCGTATGCTGAAGAATCGTTGATTACTTTCCATTTAATTTTTGAAGCTGTGGGTAAATCATATCGGTCAAAAGGTGGCATGAGTCTAAACGCTGAATACAAGGCTGCAATATATTTAGCGCTTAATAATGTCATTTTTTAACCCTTCCAACTAACCCATTCTGATTTATCTGAATTTTCAAACGATACATCCACGTTGACAGGCATTGAAAAAGTAATGCCATGATAAGGATGCGTTATCCATAAAGCTTGCCTTGGTGGTTCAAACCCAAAGTTATTGCTATACGCATATTCACAATACCCTTTTAGCGATCCATTTACAATCAATCTTTCTAATTGTATTAATTGGTGAAAATGGCCAATTATCATAGTAGTGTATTCCATATCAATTTGGGCGTTTCTAGACCGCTTTTTATGGTCACCACGAATAATAGGGCCTAACGCACCAATTACTCCGTCACCGCCTCTAAACTGATCGCCATGGGTTAATAGGTATTTATGGTTGTAAATAGCATATAAAGCGTCAGGGCCATCAGGTATGTGGAAAGATACTCGACTATCGGTTTCAAAGTGTTTAGCTAGAAATTGGTAGGTTAGCCAATCAAAAGAAGTAAAGTTACGGCCTTTGTTTCTAATCTTATGGGTGTTACGACCATGATTACCGCCTACGCATGGCACAAATACTTTGCCAAAATGATCTGCCAATGTAGATATGCACCAAATTAGCACACCAAACAAATCTATGACTACAGGCATAATCTCTGCATCATTGGTGGCCATTAGTTCTTCATGGATGTCACCTGATACCATGTCACCGCCTAAAGCAAATACAATGCCTGGATATTTTGGATTGACCATGTGATTATTTAAAAGGTCAATAGCAACCTCAATCATTTTTTTAGCTCGCTTATGAGCTATCTTCATATTATATGAATTGACATTATTAACTTGGTTAGGGTCAACGTTTTCACCCCAATGCCAATCCGATGCAAATAATGTAGGAACGCCTGGAGCTGATTTACTTGAGCCTAACTTTGTTAGCCATGCAGGTGGTGAAGGCTTCTTTTCAGCCATTTTAAGAATTTTAGTTTTAACATAATTCTCACTTAATACGTCACGATTAAAAGCTGATATTTGTGCTTCTAATGTTCTTATCTTATCTTTGAGGGCTACTTCAGGTGGGATGTTTGTAATTAGTTCTTTTTCTTTTTGAATTTCACCTGTCATGCCAGCTAATTTAGCTGCTTTAAGCCTAGCCTGATAACAAGCTCTTTTTAATCCTAATGATTCAGCTGCTTTTGTTTCGTTAAAATTTGCATCTTTAAAAGCTTGGACTGCTTCAAGCAACTGTTCTTTAGTCAATGACATATATGAATTCCAAATAAAAGTTCAAGCATAAAAAAAGTGCCGATCAATAAACCAGCACATCCAAAAAACATTAAGCACTTTACTATAAAATGTATTACTTCTTCCATTTTTGGTTATCTTTATGTTTTATTTCAATAAACTTCACATCTTTCAGCAAATTTGTCTTTCCGTCAAATATTAATTTAATATTGCAAGAAATTTGTCTTTCTTTATTGTTAGAGGATAGAAAACTTGCATAACCTTTTTTACCACGATAAACGTAATAATCTAATGAAACATCTTCAGGTGGGTTTTGCAATTTTGTTGGATTTAATACGGATTGAACATCTAATCCATTAAGTTGTTTGGCATATAACTCAATATTGAGCATATTTTGTTTCCTCCATTTTGTAAAAAATCATGTGCGACCATTGAACAGTCTTTTTAAGTTTGAACCATGATTGAGGTTTTGAGATTGAAGTGTCGTGGAAATTGGTTGCGCCTTCGGAATAATCAGGCTCTAACTTGTGCATGATGCGATATGCAAGATCAAGAAAGTAGGGTTTAATTTCGTTATGTTCAGGTGGTTTAACTTTTCCATACCAAGTAAACTGATATGGTTTTTTCATTTCGTAACACACCTGTTTTGGATCAAAGTCAGCTCTACGCATTAATACATAGCCAACTCCAATTTGTGCTTCTTTGCGTTCTAGGCTGCTTTCCATGTAAATGGTTTGCGCTAGACATAGCAAGGCCTGGTCAATCATAAATGATCCCCTTGTGTTATTGCCAATGGGTATTATAACATTATTCAAATTAAACTCGGTTTTCCATAAGTTTAGTTTCATGTGCAACTTCTTCTAAAAATGTTTTTACTTCATTTTCCATATCATCAATAAAAGAAACGTCACGTTGTAACCTAGCTATAAAGTATTTACTACCATCAGGCATACGACTGTCATAAGAAAAGAAATCGCACCATTCAGCACCTGTGCAAGCCATCTGTGCCATCATTTGAATTTTATATTTTGTTGGTGGTTCGCCAGCTTTAATATATGACCAATGCGTAGCGCTGTTAGGATTTTTTATTTCCAACAAATTATAAGTGCCATCATTGTTTCTAATAATGCCATCAGGTGAGCAACCAAACCATTCAATTGTTTTGTGCTTTACAAAAGGCAGTTCCTCAACAAAAGTTTTAGTAATTTGCTGATATGCTTCACGAGCTTTTGGTTCTTCTTCAGTCCCACGCATCATGGCTTCATTTTTAAATGTTTCTTCCACAACTCCTGTGACTCGTTGAATAGCCAACTCGATTAAATAATTCTGCCGACTAGCACTTGGCCCTGTTTTAGTTTTAGCCATAATATCTGCAACCTTTGATGCAGTGACAAAGCCTCTACGCATTTCTAACCATTCTTGGCTGCCCTGAATAATGTCACTCATTATTAGCCTCCAATTTATATTCAGCCACTACGCAAACTTCTTTAAATTTATTCTTAACTTTTTTGTTTGCAGTTGTTATGGCATAACCTTTTTTGCGTAAGTTAAAAACAGTATCGGCTAATCGATAGATGCCTAATTGAGTCCATGCTTTTAATGGATCAATCTTGCCATGCTTTTCTAAATACTCGGTTAAACGTTCTTGTTGGTTCATATTATTCTCCTAATTCAAGTTTACGATCAGATAAAAATGTCTTTAATTTTGCCAATGATGCGTTATCAAAGTTTGCGTGTTTCTTATAAATAACCATTAATTCCTCAA